AGCGGTCGAAGGCGATCTCCCGGATGTTGAACCGTGTACCCAGCTCATCGATGAAGTTTTCGATGAAGCCGTAGTGAACGACGTTGCCCTCGGTCGTCAGCAGGTAGCCCTGCCGTTCCCAGAGGTCGTATGGAACGTGGTCACGGCGGACACGGAGGTCAAGCGTTTCCTCCGGCAACCAGAAGTACGGCAGGATATAGTAATGGTCGTCCTCGTCGGTCGGCGGGAATACCAGCACGAAAGCCGTGATGTCCGTGGTCGAGGACAAGTCCAGACCGCCGTAGCATACACGACCTTCGAGGAACGATTCGTCGAAATCGACCTTGCAGGCATCCCATTTGTGCATCGGCATCCAGCGGACGGTCTGCTTCACCCACTGATTGAGCCGGAGCTGCCGAAAGGCGTTCTCTTCGCCGGGGTTCTGCTTGGCGGATTCGCAGGCGGCTTCCACCTTGTCCATGCCGATGGTCTCACCGAGGGACGGATTTGAATTCTTCCAGACCTCCGGAGAAGTCCAGTCGGCATCGTCCGGAGCGCCGTAGATGACCGGGTAGAAGGTCTTGTCGATCTTGCGCCCTTCCAGAATATCCTGCGCCTTCTGGTGCTGTTCGTAGCAGATGGAATTGGTGTCCGTGCCTGCCGTCGTGATCAGGAAATACAGCGGCTGCATTCGTGCATCGCCGGAGCCTTTTGTCATAACGTCAAAGAGCTTCCGGTTGGGCTGCGTGTGCAGCTCATCGAACACGACTCCGTGGATGTTGAAGCCGTGCTTGCTGTACGCCTCGGCGGAAAGCACCTGATAGAAGGAGTTGGTCGGGACGTACACGATGCGCTTCTGCGAGGTCAGGATCTTCACTCGCTTGTTCAGGGCGGGACACATCCGCACCATGTCGGCGGCGACATCGAACACGATCGCCGCCTGCTGTCGGTCGGCGGCGCAGCCGTACACCTCGGCACGTTCCTCACCGTCGCCGCAGGTGAGCAGCAGGGCGACCGCAGCGGCAAGCTCGGACTTTCCGTTCTTTTTCGGAATTTCGATGTATGCCGTGTTGAACTGACGGTAGCCGTTGGGCTTCAGAACGCCGAACAGGTCACGGATGATGCGCTCCTGCCAGTCGATCAGCTCGAAGGGCTTTCCCGCCCATGTGCCTTTCGTGTGGGCAAGACACTCGATGAACCGCACCGCATAGTCAGCGGCGGCTTTGTCGTAATGGGAATCCTCCGCCATGAACTTGGTCGGTGTATAATCTTTCAGCTTTCGCAAGTGCCTCACCTCCATGAGAAAGGCGGCTGCCTTCCGGTAGCCGCCTTCGTGTTTTTAGTTGTATTCGTGCATCAGGATCGCCAGCGCCATCTCTGCCGCTTCGTTCTGGGGCGGAACATCCAGCCCCCGGTCGTAGTTGTAAACAACCTCGCCGCTGATCTTCAGCGTTGCCTTGCTGATCCTGCCGCCCTCGATCCCGTACTGGCTGCCCTCGTCGTAGGCTTTCACCCAGTAATGAACGACCGTGTACTTGCCGTCGCCCTTCGGAACCCCGATCGTACCTTCATGCCACATATTCGTTTCCTCCGTTTTTCGTAGTTTCCGGCAGGCTTCCGCCCCTGCCGTTGTACACATATTAACTCTAAACGGCGGATATATCAAGTGTGAGTAATACCAATGATCGCTGCGGATTTTTCCGCCTGTTTGTGTAGTTTATGCCAGCCAGCATGAGCCGCACAAACGCACCGTGTGGGGCGCTTTTTCTGCGGGCATCCGTTTGCGGGAAACTTGCTGCCCCGCCGCAGGGCGGCGCTGTGCCGCCCCGGTGGGGCGACCGGCTCATCTGCCGGTTCTGCACTCCCACTCGAACTCGCAGGCGGCTTCGTACTCCGCCTCGAAAAGGGCATCGTCGTCGATCCACTCGGTCTCGTAGTCGATCTCCTCGACACCGTCGAAGGTCGTGCCGTTGGCGGCTGCGTCCTCCTTCGCAAGGCGGTCGGCGTTCTCCTCAACCCAAGCCCGGAAGTCCTCTGCGTCGAGGTCGTCCTCGTTCTCGATCTCCAGCTCGTAGCCCTCGTCCTCGGTGTCGTACCAAAGGATCGTGGCGCTCTTGACCGCCTCACGCTCGTTCCAGTCGTCTCTGCCTGCCATCGCTCTTGCCTTTGCCAATCCGTAGCTGATCATTGTTTTTTCCTCCGTGTTTCGTAGTTTCCGGTGGGCTTTGCCCTTCCGTTGTGTACATATTAACTCTAAACCGGAATAATAGCAAGCCGCTAAAACTACAGAAGATACGAAGAAAATGCGGGGCAGGTGTTGTGTATATTACACCTGCCCCGCGCGGCTCAGTCGCTCAGGGGAATCGGCATCAGGCGGCTGCCGATCTGCACGAAGTCGTATGCCTGCTCGAAGTGCTGCGTGTACTTCTCGACCAGCTCCTGCGGCAGGTCGGTGAAGCTCTCCTCGCCAAGCCCGCAGATGAAGAACGTCCCCTTGATGACGCCGTAGGGCGGGACGGGGCGATTCCACTTCTGCTCCGGGTGGTAGAGGGCTTCCTCCTCGCAGACCAGTGCGACCGGATCATCGAAGGGGTAGATCGCCTGAATATACCCGCCGACCGTCTGCTGCAGGCTGGCGAGGTCGCCGCTGATCTCCTTTGCGTAGGGGCGCTTGCCCGGTTCAACGATAAGAATGTTCATGATGTATGCTCCTTTGGCTTTATTCCGCTTCTCTTGCGGTAGTGACATATTACCTCTGAATCGCAGAAATAGCAAGCATTATCGGCAAAATAGATGTGACAAACATCGGGACAGAAAACCGGCTGAATTGTACATCGCAAGAGAGCCGCACACGTGCGCTGTGTGCGGCGGGTTACCGAAAGGGATCGCTTTGCGAGGATACCCCTCCCGCCCGACACGGGGCAACGTGGCGGCTCTGTGCGCCTTATTCCGGTCTGTACTGCTCGTGGATGATGCCGAGGATCTTGTCCTGTTCCTCACGCCCTACGCCGAGGCTTTCGAGGGCTTCTCTCGTCCCGCAGTCGGGGCAGATGGGACTGCCGTCCACACGGGAGGTGGCAGGTCGCTCGGTGTACACCCGCCCGCATTTCGGGCAGGTGCGCTCCTCATGGGTTCGCTCCTTCATCGCTGCACCTCCTTTGCGCTGATCTCGTAGGCGGCATCGAGGAACTTGGTGTCGAAGCCGAAGTTCCGGTAGCCTTCCTCGCAGGTGCGGATGTAGCCCATCGAAGGAACTCCCAGCTTGCGCTCCTCGTGCATGATGTAGACGAATGCCGTCAGGCGCTTGGTCTTGCCGTTTGCCAGCTTCACCGGCAGGCGGAGCGCCTTCTTGTAGTAGAAGGTCGGGCAGCCCTCGTAGGCGTCCAGCCGCTTCTCGTCCGCTTCCGTGACCTCCCAGACGGCGATCGGGACGATGCCGTTCTTCTTCGGCTCGATGGTGAGGTAGGCTCCGGTCTTGCTGCCCTTGTAGAGCAGCTCGTAGTCGGGGATCACCGTGATGCCGATGGGCTTGGCGGTCGGGCAGCGGTAGCGCATCTGGCGCACGTTCAGGTTTGAGCCGTAGGCGAGGTAGTACTTCTTTTCCATGTCGATCTTCCTTTCCGAAGGGAATGTCCTTCTACCACCCTAAGCCGCCCGTAGGCGGCAGGTGGGGAAAGGCGGCGGATCAGCGCTCCGCCTTGCCCAGCTCGTAAGCCTTGCGGAGCATCTCCCGGATGCCCCAGACGCTCACCTCCGGGAAGTCCTCGGTGTCGTTCATGCGGGTGTCCAGCCCGCCCCGCTGTTCGAGTACATAGTCCGCTGCCATTGCGATCTGCTCCAGCTTCTTGTCGGTCTCCGTACCCCATTCGATGTTGCTCATTGCTCGTACCTCCGTGTTTTGTTTTCCGGTCGTTCTCCGTTCCGGTAGTCACATATTAACTCTTTTCGGGGGAAATAGCAAGCCGCTAAATGTACAAAACATCTGGGGCTGAAATGCGCCGATCTTTGTGTAGAATATGCCTTGCCGCTGTTTGCGCCCTGTGCGCCCGTGTGCGGGCTTTTACCGAAAGGGGCGGTTACTTGGAGGATACCCGTCCCGCCCCACACGGGGCATCGTGGGCGGTCTGTGCGGCTTTTCCGGTTTCCGCCAAACCGCCCGTGGCGGGCGGCTGGCGGCTCGGCAGGCTCAAGGTCTGCCGAAGCGGAAGGCGTTGTCGCCGGAAAGGTTCTGCGTCAGGGTTTCTCTTGCGGTGGCGAACTCGTCGCCAATGAAGCCCATCCGCATCAGCCAAGTCCGCATTGCGAACTTTTTGTTTTCCTTCTGCTGTTCCTTCGGGCTTGCGCTGCGCAGGTCTTTTGCCATCTGGCTCATTGCGAGGCAAAGCTGAATGTAGCTCTTGAGCTTGCCTGCGTGAAGCCCGTTCTGCTTGCCGCCTGCGGGCTTGTCGAACTGGAAAAGGCGGAATTCAATCGTGCCTTTTGTGAAGGTGGCGTGGAGGTTGAGCATATGGTAGCGGCTGCTGTTGTAATGGTGGCTTCTGCCGTTGTCGCATCCCTGTGCGCCGTACCAGATGTCTGCAAGCTGCGCCATCGTCTTGGGCTTCTTTGCGTTGAGCTGCTGCAGGAAATTCGGGTTGACCGTTCTGCAATACTGGTTCATTCTGTTGCGGTCAACCTTGATTGCCTCGGCGATCAGCGTTTCGTGGCTTGCCATGATGTTTGCGAGGTTTCTCAGGCTCTGCGGTGTGTGTCCCGCTGCGCCGATGTGAATGTGAACTCCGCAGCCTCTGGTGTAGTCACTCTTTGCGCCCGCCTTGCGAAGGCGTCTGATCAGCTCCTGCAGGCTTTCGATGTCCTCGTAGTGCAGGATCGGTGTGACCAGTTCGCACTTTTCGCTGTCCGGTCCGCTGATGCTGCAGTCGCGCTGGAATTTCCACTCGCGTCCCTGCGCGTCCCAAGCGCTGTAGGTTTCGTAGCCGTTGCGGTGTGCGGTGTACTCGCTGCGGTTTGTGCCGAAGAACTCGGCGGCGAGCTTTGCGGCAGCCTTGCGGGTGATGTTGTTCATCTCAACCTCAACCCCGATCGTCTGCTCCTTCATTCTGTTGATCTGTGCCTGTGTCTTTGCGTTCATGGTGGTATCCTCCTGTTTGGTTT